CATAAATTTTCTACTACAAATTCGCAGTCCCCTAAAAGGCTATTGTCAAAAATATTAAAAAACATAAATGGTTGACCAGCTTTAAAAACTACGGGTTCTTTTACTTTGGTAATTTTCCAGTTCATATTAAATTCATCAGGCCACCAAGAACTAGGTATCGTTGCACTCAATGGAACTGCTCCATCTACAAAATAATTAGGAGAACCACTAATCCACGTATCATAACCTTCTTCTGTGTTAAACGCCCATCCAGTAGTAAAAGATATAATTCCTATTATAGAAGGAACAACTAATGGTCTGCCTTTATAAAATTCTCCATCAATAACTTTAGGTGGTTCATTCTCTCCACTCCATTCAACCACTACATCCTGAGGCAAAATTAGCTCCCACCCATTTACATTAGCGGTCGTCAAAGGTAGGCACTGGTAGGCATGGTTTTTATAGGTATCGTCCATCCAGTCTCTTCTTATTCGAGACTGCTTTATCTCTGGGGCATTTTGGTGGGTTTTAGTTAGAGTTATCTTTGTCATCTTCTTTTAAGAAATCTTCTATAGTTTTTTTGATATTGATGAGCGCATTTTCAGAGTTAATTACTCTTTCTCCGGCATTATATCCTAGGTCTAAAAGATCTGAATTGCAAAATCTTTTCATCTTTTTTCCATCTTTGGATATAATAAGCTTTTCAAAATTTCCTTGAATTGGATCAGTTCCGTCTTGAACTTTTTTATATAAATCATGCGCTTCATTTTCGCCATCTAACTTTATATATACTAGTTCTGAAAATGGCAAATTTGTGCCATACAATCTTTTCATGTGTTCTTGCATTTTAAAAGGTGATGCATTTGAATCAGCAAATTCACCGTAAGCATCTTGGCAAAAATCAGTACTAGGCAGAGCAACGACTTCAAATCCACTATCTTTATATTCATCGTATAGGTTTTGAATTATATTGTACTGAGCTGAATTAGCGCATTCTCCAGTAACATTCACCAGCATAGTTACTTTGCCCTTTTTTTCTTTTAAAATATCTTTATCTTGTTCTAAAGATTTTAACTCAATATCATATACATTAAAATCTAGATATTCAATCGTTGATTCTTGTGAGGGAAACTGATCCATCGCTATCTCCAGTATTGCTAGGTAAATTATTGGAACTATCTAATCTATGAGTTCTATCATTGTAGTCAAACATAGTAACTGCTGAATACTTCACTCCTTCATTTACTGGCAAAGAGCCGTGAGCAAAAATATATGTTGATGGGAAAAATAATATATCTCCTTTAATTGGTTTAAATTTAAGATTCATGTATGGAAACCACAGTTCTCCACCATCATAATCGTCATTAAACCACCCAACCGATGAGAGTGTGCAGGAATAAGAAAAACCATCATCTGTATGAACAGAGAAGTGCTGCCCTTTTTCGTATCTTACAAAGTTAATTGCTTCCATATATTCCATGGTAAAATTAAATCTTTTTTCGTAATCTTTAAGACACGTTTGGAGTATTAAATCATAATCTTCGTAACATTTTTTTATTTCTAAAAATTCTTTATCTATATACTGCCAATGATCTTTGCTTACCTTTAGATCAACGCAGTCTCTATAGTCTGTCTTCTCTTCATTGTAGCCAACAACTGCTTTTTTCCACTTAAAGAATTGATGATTACTATCTTTTAAAGTTTCCTCTAATCTTTCAGGGATATTTAAATTTTCTATGCCAGTTTCTCTATATAAAACTATTCCAAGTTTTGGTTCTTCGACATTGTAGATTTTCATAATATCTCCTTTTCTTACTGATATACTATATCATAAATAGAATACGCATGGACGGTTGATATGACTGAAAAATCTTTAGTTAACCCTGGTTATTTTGGATCAGGTGTAGAAAAAATTCTACAAGTAAAAAACCTAATAGGCAAAGATGATTTAAAAATAATTCAAAAATTTTTACCAACAATAAATGAATGGATGGACTCAGGAGAAAATAAATATGATGAGAACGGTACATGCACCTATGATGCTTCCTACTGGGCAGACAGGCAGTGTAGTGCGGAAATACTAAATCGTATAGCTCCTAATATTTATCACTTAATTCATAAATATATTTATAAGATGAAATTAATTATGGAAGATTTTTATAACGTCAGCCTGTATGAAAGACCTCCAGTTATAATAAAATGGAATCCAAATACTGAGCAACAGCCGCATGCTGACAAGCAATTAAATGATGGTAGTCCTAACCCATTTCCTAACTATGACCTTAATTCATTATTCTATTATAATGATGATTTTACAGGTGGGGAATTATATTATCCTGAATTTGATTTAGAGATAAAACCCGAACCAGGCCTTGCTGTTGCTCATCCTGGTGATATTTATTATCTTCATGGAGTAAAAAGAGTTACATCTGGATTTAGATATACAACTCCTTCTTTTTATACTATAACAAAATTAAACTAGGCTTGAAGGTCACCTAAAGCTACCCATGTGTTTGAAGCTCTTTTAACTAAGGTTACAGAAGACCATCTTGCTCTAAGTTTCAAGCCAGGAGTTGCGTTTATTGTTACTCCAGATCCAGCTACTAACGTAGTCTGACCAGTATTAGTTTGAAGTATCGTAATCTGTGATCCAACAGCAAAGTTTTGAGAAGATTCGGGTGGAACTGTAAGGTTATTTGCTGATGCAACGTTCATTTCTACCATTTTGTCTTTATCTGAAAGAACTAAAGTATAAGAAGCAGTTTGGGAATTAAAGGACAGATTACTAAGAGAGAAAGTATCTCTATCTACTGAAGTATAAAGATTACTTGTTGAATTATAGGTAACAAGATCTCCATTTGTAAAACCACTAGTATCAAAGTCATATATGTCAATCATGTTAATGCTTGAATTAACCCAATTAGTTCCATTGAACGCTAAGTAATCCCCTGCATTAGGGGGGGTAGATGTAACAACATCAGAAAGATCATTCAATGTTGCAGAACCTAGTGTCCCCGGAGGGCCAGTGGGGCCAGTCGGTCCAGTAGGACCTGGAACCGTCGACGTTGGCCCTGTGGGGCCTGTGGGGCCTGGAGGGCCTGTGGGGCCTGGAACTGTTGATGTTGGCCCTGTAGGGCCTGTAGGGCCTGTGAGACCGGTAGGACCCGTTGGGCCTGTAGGACCTGTAGGCCCAGTAGGTCCTACCTCAAGCCCTGCTACAGCAATATAAACAGAAACTCTAATTGAATTAGAGGATGGTGGAGAATCAAAATAAACTGTTATTTCATTCCCAGAAGTAGCTTCCCAAGAAGTTAAAATCAATCCATATGGAGAGGCAGCCTCTCGAATCGTAACACTTACGTCCCTGCTGCCAAAGTTATGAGTAATGGTATATGAAGTGTTTGTTCCATCTCCTATAGTTGAGTTGTAAACTGTTCCAGCCAAACTAGAAGAGCTTGTAAATTCAACAATAGAATTAGATCCGTTTTTATAAAAAAGCTTTCCATCAGCGTAGTTGAGTGCCAATTCACCATGTTCTAAAGAAGTAGGTGTATTGGATGATGTACCACTGTTTTTTAACTTTATAGTGTTGGGCATGGGATCCTACTTAAATGATGGAGGAAAATATGGTGGGAAATATGGCGGGAACCAAGGTGGAAAATATGGTGGAAAATATGGCGGAAAATATGGTGGAAAATATGGCGGAAAATATGGAGGAAAATATGGAGGAAAGTATGGTGAATATTTAGTATAATTCACATCCTCTTTTCTTGGATATACTGTATTTGCTGTAGGGGTTTGAGACGTTACGTCATCTAGTAAAGATAAATTTCCACCACTAGGATCATTAAGAGGGGTAGTGCTAACCACTCCAACATCAAATCCGGCGTTTGTTATTTTTGGTTCTGCTACAGTAGCGTCATCTCCTACGATGTTAGGTACGTCGTTTTTTCTTGGACCCGATGAATTTCCGCTATTAATGGCCATATTTACTCCAAGGTTAAATGATAAATTATACCACCATTAATTAGAAGGTTCCACCGTCAATTGTATATGTATCAACACCAAGAGTAGTTCTAGCTGTAGCTGCATTTGCGTCATCAAGAAGTCCTCTAATAAATGAACTTAATGTTGTTACTGCTGCAGTTCCTGAACCAGTAAAATATGGAAGGGCATCTGCTGCAGAAGTTACTCCTGCTATTGCTCCAAGATTTGGGCTATAAGCCTGTACATTGGTGCCTATCGCTAATCCAAGAGCTGTACGAGCGTCTGAGGCACTTGTGGAGCCAGTTCCACCATAGGCCACTGGAATGGCATTACCGTTCCATGTTCCTGTTGCAATTGTACCAAGAGTTGTAATTGAAGACTGACCAGCATAGGTTGAAGCAATTGTTATAGCGTCTGCATCAACAGTAATTTTGTCTGCTGTTCCACCAACTGCTATTACACCAGTTGAGTATGTGAGACCCGCACCTGC